GCCGATATTCTTGCTTGTGGCCTCGATCGTCGTCGTGATCGAACTGAACGCGGCCTTGACGATTTCGGTCTTGTATTGCAGTTCCGCCGTGTTGATCGTGACCTTGGCCTCAATCAGCTTGATCCGCTCGTTGCTGGCCATCTTTTCCAGCTCAAGGTAATACTTGCGCGTGTTGTCCAGCGCCTTCTCGGCGGCCTTCGCCGCCTCATCATGGGCCTTTTTCTGGTCCTGGATCGTGCCCGTGGTGCGGATCATCCCGTCCCACAGGCCGGACTGCTTGACCTGTAGGGCCTGCGTGGCGGCGGCGTACTGGTCCGCGCTCAATGCGCTTTTTTTATAAGCCGCCTCGATGGCATCAGAAACTTGTTTGATTGCTCCAGCGCCACCTGGACCGCCCGCTATTGCGTCCAGAGTGACAAGAAGGCCGGAAAGGATTTCAGCGCCGCCCTTCCCGTCTTTGAACATCGGGTTATTTGCAAGGTCGGTAAACGCCTTGATGATGTTCTCAACAGGCTTTTCAAATTGCTTTGGATCGAGGCCCAACTCCTTTAGCGCCTTGTTTACATCCTCGGTGGCTTTTTTCAGATCAAGCGCAGCGCCTGCGCCGGATTTCATCCGGCGAGACATGGCATCGCCATATTCCTCGACGGCTACGGCCGCCTTGTCGGTCGCGTCCTTCACGCCAAGCATGGCGTTGGATGCTGCGCGGGTGCTGTTCGCAGCCTTTGTCATGGCAGCATCAACAGCAGTTCCTACTCCTGAGAAATCACCAGTCGCGATTGCGCCGGCAATGGTCCCGATGATTTCACCCAGCAGTTTGAAGGATGAAATCGTGCCGGTGATCGCCGCCGTCGTGATCTCCAGTCCCTTCGTCAGCGCATCAAATACGCCGGTCTGTCCAATCTGGATATAGGCATCGTCCAGCGAGTTCTTCATGCGGTTCAGGCTGGCCGTGAAGCCCTCCATGTCGCGCACGTCACCGAAGGTCTTTTTCATCTCTGCCGCGAACTTCGGCAGGAATACCTCAACGGTAAGATTTCCAGACGCAACGAACTTGTCCAGATCCTGCGTGGACATGCCCATCGCGTCGGCGGCAAGCTGGAAGGCTCCAGGCAGGCGCTCGCCGAGCTGGCCGCGCAGTTCTTCCATGCTGACCGTGCCCTTACTGACCATCTGGGAAATCGCCAACAGCGCGCCCTGCGTGTCTGCGCTGGACTTGCCCAGCGAGGACATGGCAATCGACACAGCCTCGAAAATGTCGCGCGTGGCCTGTCCCTGCAGGCTGGTTCCCTTGGTGGCGGCTGTCAGGCTGGTGTAGGCGTCTGCTGTGGTGAACAGCTCAAGGCCGAGCTTGCGGGACAGTTCGCGGATGTATTCAAACTCAACGCCGGCGCCTTCCGCGCTGCCTTTGAGCAGCGTCATCCCGCGCGTGAACTTCTCCATTTCGACGTTTGCGTCGATAAATTCCTTCACAACGATGGAGGCGGCAAGGGCCTTAAAGGCATTGGCTACCGAAAGGATTGACTGCTCGTTGCCCCCGAGCTTTCCAACATTTGAATCAAGCTGGTCTACTTTTCCTACCGCTGTTCCAGCCTCATTCCCGATGCCCTTGATCCCAGACTCAACGCCGGCCAGCGCCCCGCCCGTGTTGTTCGTGCCCTCGAAGATGATCGCGACGGTTTTGGCAATGTCGGCCATTATTTGCTCGCAGATTTGCGCTCGTAGTAGGCGCTCCACAGCGCCAGTTCTTCGTCGGTCAAATACCCTTGCGGGATCACATCGGGCCGGTGCTGGTAAAGGTAGCCGCCACGCATTTCCAGCAGGGTCATGGAGACTCTGAGGCTGTCGTCGCTTGCGAGGCGGCTTGAGGCTTTACCAGTTCTGCGCCCTTCCCGGTCAGTTCGCTGATTTCGTTCGTGAGGCTCAGGAACTCGATCGGGAAGTTTTCCGCCAGCTTCACAGCGGCCGGCAGTTCGATCGTGGGCGATACGCTGCCCATGACCAGCATTTCCAGGCGTTTTGCAATCTCGCCGGGCGTGTCCTTTGTCAGACCAAGCGCCATGCGCACAGCGCCGGCCTGGTCCTGATTCGCGGCAATCGCCTTGACGATCGCTTCGATGGACCCCTGCCGCTTGCTGGCCTCGATGGCCTTGTGCAATTCAACTGCGGACAGCCCTCGCACTTCCCATTCGGGCGTCTCGCCGTCCTCGAAGAACTCAGCCAAGGCGACGACCGGCACCTTGGCCCGCCGTGCCTCGAACTTCGCGCGCTCAAACTTGTCCGCGTTGAATCCCATGGTCAGGCTACCTCGACAGCAGGAGCGGAGGCAGAGATCGTGCAGGCCGCCTGGATCGAGTCACCAGCCGGGAAGGTGCGCGAGACGCCAAGTTTGCCCTGAGCGAGCAGGTAGGGCGATGCGTAGCGATCCGGGAAGAACTTGAACCACAGCGTCTGGTTCTTGAGCTGCACCAGCGCGTCAGACACGCCGTTGGACAGGTAGGCGGTGAAGCTGCCCTGGCCCAGCGTGGAGGACGTAGAGCCCAGCGTGGTCCCATAGACCTGCGTGCTGGCAACCGAGTGGGCGTCCTCCGGCGGCACGAAATCGGAGGCCAGGGCCACATCTGCAAAGATCGGCGACGCATAGGACGCATAGACCTTCTTCGGAACAACGCCGGTGTGGATTTCAGGCAGCGCGTCCAAGAACGTCACCGAGCCTTCATCGTAGTTCACATCCCACAGCGGGAAGTCTGCGCGCTCGGTGTGCAGGCCGACGACCTGGTAAATCTCCGAGGCGGCAACGGCACCGGCCGCGCTGGTGGTCACGCGGACCTGTGCAATCTCGATGCTGTCCACGGGGATCAGGGGAGGACCGCCAGCGGCTGCGCGCGTTTCGCTGAAGGCCGTTGATAGGCTGTCGGTCCCGGCAACGACCGCGATAGCGCCGCTGGAGTTGATCGTGATCGAGCAGACTTTCGCCTTCGCGCTGGCCGGCCGGGTGATCGTTGCCTCGCCCGCGGCGACTGACGTCACCACGCCCTGCAGGTTGCAGGTCAGTGCTGCGACCGTCACCTTGTCATTGGCGGCATTGACCGAGACTGCGCCGCCGGTCAGCAGGCCGTTAGGCCGCACGACGGGGGAATAGCCGGATTTCCCGGACCAGAGCGATGCCGCGCTGGTGAAGGTCGTCTCGTCGCCGCTGTTTGACAGGGCGGTCATGGCCACGGCATTCTGCCCGGCCTCGTATTGCAGTTTTGCGTTTTCAGCTGTTGACATGGTTGCTCTCCGTGGGGGGCTTGGTGGGCGGGCGCCCGCGCCGCTTGGGCTCGGGCTGCTGGGTCTGGTCTGCTGTGACTGCGGGCGCCTCGTCGTACAGCTTGTGGATCGCCGGGTCGTAATGAGCAGCAGCGATCCAGTGCCATCCGCGAGGGCCGTCGCGGCAGACCTTCACCGGCTTTGCAAGTTGGTCGGTCATTGGCTATCAGCCCATGACGATGGCGATGCCATCGGGCTTCCAGGCCTTTTTGCCCCACACCGCGGCAACGTAGATCATTGCCTTGTTGAAGCCCTTGTAGACGCTGATTTCGAACACCAGCCCGGAATGCGGGTCCTGAACCATCATCACGTCCACCGCAGCGTCGCCGCCGGCAGGCTTAGCTGGCGCGCGCATGGCCAGTTCAACGGCCGCCTGGTGCAGCATCACGTTCGCGGCGTAGCTGTTGCCGATGGTGATTTCGTTGGCGTCCGCGCCGGCAACGCGAAGGCCGGGGGAGCCAATCACGATGTCGCCAGAGGTTGCGGTGATTCCAGTGTTGACCACGTAGGCATTCACGGAGTCGCCGGCATGGGTGATGACGTCGCCTGCCTTGATGCCGGTGGTGTTGACCGTGCCGCCTTCGACGCTCAGGGTCGTCTGGCCGATTGCCTCACCAGCGGTCACGAAATCGTAGCCAGTGCCAGCACCCTTGGTGTGCGATTGGACTTGTCCGGATTCCTTGATCATGGCCCCGAGGATGTCAATCAGCGTGCCCTGGCGGAGAAGACGTGTGTCGCCGGACTCGTTGACTTTCTGCAGGCTCGACAGCTTGCGCAGTTTCGTGCCAGCCAGCGAGTTGATCACCAGAGACAAGCGGCCGTCGTTGACCGGCATGCCATTGTCAAACAGGATCTGGCGCGCATCGGCAACGAGGTCAAGGTTGCTGCCAAACGGAGTGGTTCCAGCGGTGCCAACGGCGCGGGAAGCGTTTTGATAGGCCTCGGTCGCAAGGTCAGCTTCGATCTCGTTGCAGATTGCGCGCATGGCTTGCGCGATTTGGTCGCCATAGATCGTTTCGTAGCCGGCGCCCCCGTTAACCAGCCGGATGTCTTCGCCGGTCCATGGGATCGGGACGCCGCGCTGCTTGGTCAGGGTCAGGGTCTTGTTGTCAACCGTCTGGTCTGTCCCCTCGGGGATCGTCATGGACGGCGAGAGGTCCCCTACCGTCGCCGCACGGGTGAAAAACGAGCGCACAGACTGACCGACTGCGGCGCGTTCGGAGCCTGCGTTGATCGTCACGGAAGGGATGAAGCCGACCGCTTCGCGACCGACAATATCGGCCGCGCGGTAGATGTCTGCGGCCAGGTTGGTGAGTACGTTTGACATGGTGTAAAGCCTCCGGTATGGGTGAGTTGGTTATCCTTCGACCACTTGGCCGCCGGACTTGGCGTGCGCCATTCGGGTCGCAGGGTCTGCGGCTTCGAACGCGCTGCGCGTCATGGTTTTTGCCCCGGCATTGCCTCCTGCATTGCCTTGGCGAACGCCAGCTCCTCCCGAGCCGGTGGGCTTGAGCAGCTCGGGGCGCGTTTTGGCGATCCCGGCTACTCCGTCTTTGATCGGCATCAGCCGACCGTCGTCACTCTTGAACAGCAGGTCCTCGCCTTCCCACACCAGGCGCTGCCCGACGAAGGTTTCAACGAGGTCACGAGCGATGAACTCATGGTCGCCCAAGGCTTCCGCAACGGCTGCCCGCTGCAGCGTGCCCTTGTATTTCCCTTCGACCTGTTCGCGCGCCGCATTGGTGTCGGTCAGCTCGCGCTCCATGCGCTTCAGCTTGGCTTCGTACTGCTTTGCAGCTTCGGCCGCGCCCTTCGCGTCCGGCAGGCTTGCCAGATCGTCCAACGAATCCAGGCCCAGCTTTTCAAGCAATGCAGCTTGATCCGCTTCCAGCTTCGTCAGCTTTTCCCGCAGGCCTTTACGGCCCGTGATCGATTCACTGCGGGCCGCATCGCGCTGCCCGGTCAGATCGTCCACGTAGGTCTTGAGCGCGGCGAACTTCTCGTCCCCGAGCGCTTCTTTCAGTGTTTCCAGGTCCATGTTTGGCATCCCGCCAGAGTGATGAGGATTCCAGTATGTGGATCGTTTTGTCACATCGTGACAAATTAGCGGGGGAAACTGCCTTTATGGTGCACACCCAAAAACAGCATGCCAAACCCTAGCGCAACCCGTTACACGTTCATCGCTCACGCGCTGGATGGCGATGGTCCTTTCCGGCCTTCCGTGAGCTATGACGGGCTTGGAAAGGCTGCGCTGGCCGGCCAAAGCTACCTCGTTCGGTATCCGCGCGAGAGTGACGAAAAGTACGCCCGGCGCTGCGAGCTGGCGTTTTTTGCCAGCCCATTGGCGCAGGCCTGCTCACGCTTCACCGGCTACATCGGCACGCGCCCGGTGATCCGAACCTACCCGCATGAGTTGTATGCCGCCATGGCCGACGACATTGACGGCAAGGGCAATGACATCGGCGTGTTTTTCGGCGAGTTTGAAAAGCAGGCCAAGGCCCGCGGTGCAATGTGCCTGCTGGTCGATATGCCGGCGACCATGGCCCCGAACCTTGCGGAGCAGATGGAGGCTCGCGTCGCGCCCTACTGGACGGCGATCAAGCCCGAGTCAATCACCGATTACGCAATCGGCGATCACGGGAAATTCGAGTTCGCGGAGTTCGCCGGCAACTATCAGCGCCCAGACGGCTCGCGCGTGGAGTGCATTTGGCACTTTGACGAGCAGGGCTGGAAAGCGCTCGACAAGGAAAATAAGGTCATTGATGCTGACCTGCACGGCCTGACCGAGTGCCCGATTCTGATCTTACCGAGGGCGGAGACTTCCCGCACTTCGGGCCGTTCTCAGCCATCGCCGATCTGTCCAAGCGTTTGTTCAATCTGGACTCTGAGATGGACGAAATCCTCCGCTCTCAGACCTTCAGCTTGCTCACGATGCAGGTCCCCGAAAACAGCACGGAGGCCCAGAAGCTAGCCGCCGCACAGACGGTCGGGCAGACCATCGGGACGTCCAACTTGATGGTGCACAGCGGCAGCACGCCGGCCTTCATCGCTCCTGACTCCGGGCCGGCCGACACCTACCTGAAGCGTATCGACAAGATCCGCGAGCAGATCGGCGAGATTGGCCTGAACGTGGCAACCATCAACCAGCAGGAATCCGGCGTCGCCATGCAGATGCGCTTTGCATCTATCAATGCGGAGCTGTCAAGTTTCTCCGGGAGAATGGAGGACCTGGAGCGCAGGGCGTGGGAATTGTCGCGCCAGTGGCTCGGAATGACGCAGGCGCCAGATACCCAATGGCCGCGCGACTTCAATTTGGCCGACGTCGAATCAGAGCTGCGCATTCTCACGGAAATGCAGGGCGCAGCGATGCCGGATGCGGTCATTGCCGAGCAATCGAAGCGGATCACATCCATCCAATTCAGCGGGCTTGATCAAGAGCGACAGGACGCGATCAGCGCGGCCATTGATGAGCGTTTGCTCCAAACCAATTGACGACGACAGAAAGGACTGATTCATGGCTAACCTTCACATTACGCATCTTGTCTATGCCGCTGGCGAGCTGCAGATCCCGCAGATGCCCCCGGTCTATGAGGATGTTGTGGCCATCGGCGCATCGGCCGCGTCCAGTGCTGTATTCAAGCCAGGCGTGAAATACGTCTGCCTGACTCCGAAAGCGGACTGCCACGTTTCTTTCGGCAAGGCCCCGACAGCGACCACCAGTACAAAGCCTTTGACGGCTGGGAATGACTACTTTTTCGGGGTCACGCCGGGCGACAAAGTATCCGTGATTTCCGCGGCGTAAGGCATGGCCATGTTTGGCGCATTCAACACCTTCGGCAAGCTCGGCGCACAGCCAAAGCCGGCCAGCACAACACCCCCTTCGGCAACAGACCTGACCGAAGACGACGGCACCACAGTGCTTTACGAAGACGACGGCGTAACTGCCCTGACAGAGGATTAAATCATGAGTGCATTCAAGACATGGCTGAACGGCCTGACCAGCAAGACCACCCCGGTTGACGCGGACGAAATGTACCTGCGCGATAGCGTAGGCGCGGCATCGAACAAGGTGACATGGGCGAACCTGAAGGCGACGCTGCTGACGTACTTTGATACGGCGTACCTGAAGCTGACCGGCGGGACGTTGGCGGGTGGAACGGTTACGGCATCAAGCCCGGTGCTGACGACGACGCAGACGTGGAACAACGCAGCTGTGACGTTCGCTGGGAAGGTGACGAACATCACCGATACCGCCAGTGCATCAGATTCTCTGATCGAGGATTGGCAAATCGGTGGGTCCAGTCGATTTTCAATAAGCAGCCTTTCTGGAGCAAACGTCAAGTCGGCCGATGGCGGCGGGAAAGTGCTCACTATGGGGAGCATTTACGGCACGTCCTATTTCTCCGTTGGCGGAGGAACAACGCTTAACTGGCACGGTGGGGTGTTCGGGTGTCCAGCCGGTATCTGGGTGGGCTACGACACCTCGGCCCTTAAGTTTGGGAACAGTAGTGACGTTATTTTGCTCAGGGACGCCGCCAACACCCTCGCCCAGCGCAACGGCACCAACGCGCAAGCCTTCCGCACCTACGGCACCTACACCGACGCCAGCAACTATCGGCGCGTAGCCATCGCTATGACAACCGCAGGCGTGGCGACACTTACCCCTGAAGGAGCCGGAACCGGTGCATCCGGCAATGTGCTGCACATCTCCGGTCTTCCCACATCCAACCCCGGCGCGGGCATCCTCTGGAATGACGCTGGCACGGTCAAGGTCGGAACCTAACCAAGAGAAGCACCATGAACCAAGCACAAATCGACGGCATCACAAAAGCACGATTGATCGACAGCATCGCGCAGGTCCAGTCCGGGCAGTCCGTCTGCAAAGACGACGCGGAATACATCGCCAAGGTCTGCTCCTCGGCAGGACTCGAAACCCTGCCCGACTACGCCGCAGACTCCTACGCCCAGCAGCACGCAGGCAAGACCATCGCGGGCTTGGAGGCAGAACTGGCAGCAGCCATCGACAAGGCCGCTGAATCGCCATCTCCACCCGCTGATCTGCCAACACCTACGGTGGCAGGCATCCCGACCCGCGTGACGATGCGGCAGGCGCGGCTGGCTTTGCTGGGTGCTGGCATGTTGGCCAGCGTTGACGCGGCTATCAACGCCATGCCCGAGCCGACGCGCAGCGCGGCAAAGATCGAATGGGAGTACAGCAGCGAGGTCCAGCGTTACAACGGGTTCGTTGCAGCCCTTGGCCCGGCGCTTGGCATGACTGACGAACAGATCGACGCGCTATTTATCGCGGCTGCAACGCTCTAGCCATGCTCCGCGCCCTTGTCCTGTCCCTGCTGTGCGTCACGGCACAAGCCCAAACCGCCCACGAAGCGGCAGCGGCTGACGTTGCCTCTACGGGTGCCGCTCTTGCTTTGGGCGCTGCTGAGGCCAATCCGCTGGGCCTGCTGACGCTTCCCATGAAGTTCGCCGCCATCAGGTACGCAGAAGGCTTGCCGGACGGCGACAAGCAAACCGCTCAGTCGGTGATTTCGTCCATGTGGCGCGGCGCAGCGGCAAATAACGTGTGCGTGATTATGTCCATTGTCACGGGCGGAACTTTTGCCCCGGTTTGCGCGATTGCTGGCTTTGCAGTCGCGTGGCACGAGTGGCAGTCCGGAGAAATTGAGCGTCAATTCTGGATGGTTTGCGCCTACGAAAAACAGAGCAATCCTGAACTGAAGTGCTCATTCACGACGCCTACCTAACGACGCCGATTCATCGGCTGAAAGCCACCGCAGGGAAAACCAATCAGAGCAGCAAAGCAGCCGAAACATGACCAAACACGCACCACATACCGAGGGAGCCAAATGATGCTCCCGCAAGAAGTGATCAACCTACTTGCTGGCGTCGGATTTTCTGCGCTGGGCTGGTTCGCTCGCGTCCTCTGGGTAGCGGTGCGCGATCTTGAAAAAGACCTCGCCAAGCTGCGCGAAGAGCTGCCGCAAACAT